CTGTGTTGTTAAACAAACTGTAGGCATCACGTAATTCATCAGCATTATTTCCTAAAGAATTTCCACCATCCCCCCTGATTCCAAAAAGGATTGGGCTAACAACACGGTGTCCCGCCAAAATCTGATTTACAGCTTGTTTAGACATTTCCACCCAAGCATTTTGTGCATCGTTCATTTGGATAGGCTCTATTGTAGGCGTTGTTTCTTTTCCATCATTAAATGTGATTAAGATTTTACCTGCATTTCCTGTTCCTGCGAATTTTTGATTTAATTGTCTTTCTATTGTTCTTCTTTCTTCTTCTGTAGGTACACCATTAGAAAATCCAACGTGCATAGATGGTGTCATACCACTTGTAATATTTGCTAAATGAAACTGAGCAATCTCTAGTTCCATTTGAATCCAATCAGTAGCTGCAACATAATCAGGAGCAAATCCGTAGAATAAAGCAGGGTTCTTATCTCGAATCATTAGGATTTGACTTGCACTGCTTCTGTCTTCTACGGAGAATGCTCTATAAGGTCTTGGTCTGTATTCAGCTTTTCTAACTTTAGACCAATCAGCAGAATAGTAATAAGTATCTATTTCACCATCTACCATTTTTCCTGATCTTATATATTGAGCAGGTATATGTTTCATTTTAGCAATCTTGCTCCTATCTCTTGACCATATAACATTCACATAACACCCACCAAATAGCTTTAAATCTAATGCAAGGTCTTTTAAGACATCATCATCAGAATTATGCAAAAGTTCTGTTAGTCTTAAATATGATTCTTTAGTGTCTGTATTGTCATCAGCATTAGTAGCAGCTAATCCTTCACCATAAATCATTGCTCCTATTGACTTTACTAAAGCACCATTAATAGCACTTCCTAAGAATAGCTCAAGCAAGTAATTGGGATAAAGATTGTCCTCACCAAAAGAAACCCAATCGTTCTTAGAGTCTTCAATTAAATGAGGGATATTGTAATGTGATAATTTTATTAAATCTAAATTCATATTTAAAATGTTATGTAAACGCTTTCTGTGTCAGAATCATTAGTTGTGTATTCACTATAGTTAATAGGCTCTTGATCATCTGTTTGTGCTTTTGCAATAGCCAAGCCTGTGTACACTAAAGTAAGTCCTGTTGGGTCTAGGTTGGTATTGGATGTGTTTTTATATATAGAAATATCATAAAACCCTAAAGGAAAATCTGTGTCACCTATTCTCATGAGTCCACTTATAGGGGTTTCAGAAAGTGTCCTAGTGGTAATTATGTTCAGGCTAAAATATCTGTGGAATTTATCTGTAGGGATAAGGGTACTAGGGAGCATCGCCTTAGATTTACCTGTTAATTGACTTTTGACAATAACTAAAGGAGAATCTATATCTGTTTCTGCTTGACCTTCATACAGATCGTACAAATCCAAATAAAATTTATTATTCACAAGGGACACATTTGGTACTGTAAATTGAATCATTCTTCTATAAAGTATTTATTAAAATATTCATTTTCATGCTCTTTTAATAGTTTTAATATATCTTGAGTGTAATTATGCTTTAGTTTGCCTTTATATTCCTCTCTCAAAACTATCATTTTTCTTTTTCTTTTTAGGTTTGTCCTCTATAAATAGATTATTTCTAACGCTTTCATTTAATTTTGCTATTTGTGATTGAGATAAATCATCTAAAGGTATGTTGATAGAATCAATGCTTTTACCTTCCCACTCTTTTTTTAGTTTCCAAGCCATAGTGTTTTACTATAAATATAAAAGTTAAGTTATTGTTTTTAAGTGTACAAAAAAAGGGGTAATAAAACCCCTTCTTTCTTTTTTATAGAGTAACGATTAACTTCCTGATGTAATAGTAAGTGCATTCTCATCTGAATCAGGTAAACCATCAAATGGATATTTAGCTGTAGCAGCTCCTGCACTAGCAGGTAACTGAATTAAAGCGTTCTTTTCTTCAGCACCCCACTCAATAGTGTAACCATTTAAATCACCTTTTGCAGTTCCTGTAACTACTGTCCCACCTGTTACATAGCAACCACCATCTATTCCTAATAAGTACACATTGTCATTTGCATCTTGAACAAAGATTTGACTTCTTGAATAAGCCATTAGCCTTAATTCATTAGTCATGTCATGATCAATCTTTTGTAGTGTTACAGATAATGCTTGTGTGAAAAATGTTGTTCCATTAGCATTGTCTGAGTTTATAGTAACAGTTAAGCTAGATAAATTTTGAACTAAATCATACTTAAAAACCTCTACTGTACCACCACAGCAAGACCAATTAGGAAAACCTGCAGTAGTCATTTCTGTAGTGTTAATAGTAGCAACAGCAGAAACATTATTACTGTATGATTTTGCAATATAGATAGCTTTCAGTCCACCAATACTGTCTTTACAGTCAATTAAACGTCCTCTTGTAATATTACAAGCCATAGTATTTTATTATTTAAAGGTTAATAAAAGGGTGGTATATTTCAACCACCCATTTAAAGTATCTATTAAGTCCAAACAGTTGAACCGTATACACCATCTGTAGCAACTGCACATTGTACACCCACTGCAAAGTTCATAACAATTCTTACATTGTCAGAACCGTCATATTGGTAAGTTGGTATAACTCTCGCTTCAGTCCAATCTGTAGCTAGGTTAGTTCCAAATACTAGGTTTTCTTTGTATGTTGCAACAATTACGTCATCAAACATTCCAGGACATACGTAAATTGGGAATCCAAAATAAGTAATTCCTTCAAATGATTGAGCAACACCTAAGCTATTGATACCTTGATTAGAACCTGCATTAGCTAATGCTTGAATTAAGAAAGCATAAGTTTTAGAATTCATATAGAAACCAAATCCAGGCTTAGATGTTAAACCTCCTATGCCTACAGCAGCATCATAAACAGAAGCCATGTCAGTTAATATATCAGATGCAGCTAAAGCATTTGCAAAATCAACTTCTGTAAAGTCTTTTAATGCTGAAGCGTCAGCACCTGCTTCATCTTGTGTTCCATCATTAGACAAGAAACCAACACCAAAAGGTGAAGAACCTTTCCATATGCCATTTTCTAATTGAGCACCTGCTTTACCTGCAACAGTAGCTAATAAAAAGTCCTCAAATGTTCCTGGCAAGTTTCCATTTCTGTCCATGTTCTCGCCAATCCAAGTTGGGAATACTGTTCCTCTACAAATTTCTTCATTTACTTTAAGATCAGTTAATGTTAAAACCTGCTCAGTTAATGAGGTATCATTTCCACTAGAGAAAGAACAAGCAGCAGCAACTACAGGGTCATTAATTCCTAAGTTAGAAATAACTGCTTTACTATTTAAACCGTCAATTTGTCTTACATATCCTTTAGCAACTGTGTCAGGACTTTTAACTGCAGCAGTCACATAAGGCAAAGCTAATTTACCTGCATAGGTGTTATCAGTTACGGTTATGTCAAACTGATACTCTTTACTTAAATTATATTGATTATTTGCCATTTTTAAAATTATTTATTGTTAATGTAATATGCTGCCCTCTCCATTGATGACAGTTTTTTTAAGTCAACAGTTGCACTAAAGTTTTCACCCTCTGGATTGTAATTAATACCTTCTGCAGCAGGTTCGCCACTTAATTCAACGATTTTGCTTTTTAATTCTTCGATTTGTGTCATAAGTTCCCCTATAACTTCATTAGACATTTCTGTCTTATCTTCTTCAGAATCTTCTTTGTTTTCTTCGGAAACTTCTTCAGATAGTTCAGCAGATGCCTCTACTTTGTCTGCTTTTAAGTCAGCAACTGCATCTTCTAAATTTTTAATTCTTATTTCCATTCCTTTCCAATCAGCAACATCAGCTTCTTCAGCTAATTCTTCTTCTTTAGATTCCTCAGCTACTTCTTCAGAAAGTTCTTCCTCAGATGCTTCAACATCTTCAGCTTCCTTTTCTTCGCCTAAGTCTAGTATTTCAGAATTTTCACCGATTGTCATTTTGTTTCCATTTTCCATTGTATAGCTTCCTGCCGACAATGCTTCTGCCTCGCCATCGTCGCCAACAGCAAAGACTTTAGAGCCGATCATGAATTGCTCATCTTCTGTAGCAATAACACGACCATCGTCTAATTTCATTTCAGCGTAGAATTTTACGCTATAAGATTTAGGTTCATTTTTCATTTTTAAGAGATTTAAAATTTTTTCTATAGTTCCCATAACATTAATAAATATAAAAGGGTTAAAAGTGTTTACTTCTTTATCGTTTTACTGTTCTATTTTTGATAGCTGCACAGACTTTAGCTGCTATTTCTTTATTGCCATATTCCTTGATTTGATCACGCATACATTCATCCCAAGAATACTTTAACATTGCTTTTCTTTTAGCAAAAGCAACATATTCTAGAATCTTGTATTTTTTCTTTCTTTTCTTTTTGCCTGTTTTTGTATATAATTCTTCTTTCATTGTTGCTGAAGAATGATCGGCACAAGGCATAAAAAGCCTGACACCATCAACAGTATGAGCATGAGAACCTGAACAACCTTTAAACATCTCTGCATAAATTTCAGCTTCTTCTTTTGTTCTAAATAATGGCTCACCATCTAAAGCACCTACAGGGTTTAATTCATTGTCTAATATTAGATTTTTAATTTTACCCATTAATACTTCATCAGGACAATCCTCACACACCTCATCTAAAATATCTACTTCTTTAGATGCTTCAATTAATTTATCTGTGAAATAGCCTTCAATACTGAAGCCCCTCACTTCTTTATTTTTGATAGATTCCCATATTTCAGGATTATTTTCTGCTGATACTTGAACAAACCAAGTTCCAATCGGAAGGTTTTTAAAGCCATACATATTAGACTTGTCATATTTCTTGTCTTCCTTAATCCACGATTCTACGACAGTTAAACCTTGAATTGGCTCTTTATGTTCAAAGGTGTGATTATTGTTGTTTAGACTATTCATAAACAGCTTCTGTGCTTGTTTAATAGTTTCTTTAGTAAAGAAAACATCATATTCTTCGTTTGTTTCTTTATCTAATCTTGGAATCTTTTTATCTGGAATTAAAATTGCACCTACTAATTGCTTTTTTTCTTCATCTACTTTTGCAAGTGATAAAAAATCATTATTAAAAAAGACAAAGTTTTCTTCGATAGCAGGAAACTTAACAATGCTTATTGCATCAACGCCAAACATATCTGCTGTTTCGTCTATGATTAATTCTATAAGTTTTTTCTTTTTTGCCATAACATCTATAAATATAAAGTTCTTAATTTTGTTTACAATGTTGCTTGTAATTCTAATTCTTCTTGTAATGCCTGTGAATCACTAATCTCATTTTCTACAACAAAAGCCTGTACAGGTTGCATTCCTATGCCAACTGAAGGGATTGCTCCTAAATTTGGCAACAATCCTGCTCCACCAATTCCCTCTAATGATGGCGTGGGTAAAATATCTGTCTCTGTGGCATTATTAACAGATGGTTCAGAAGGTGTGGACACCATACCCATATCTCCTTCAGGCAATTGTACTGATAGTATGTCTTTAACACTTTTCATACCTAAAGCTACTGCTCCTGCTGCTGCTATTGGTCCGAATATAGGACCTGCTCCTACAGGTGGTGGTGCTAAAGCTGCTGCTGCTGCACTATAAGTGTTAATCAATGCTTGTGATACTGCTAATGCTTTACCTACTGCACTTTCTTGTCCTATCAGTTCTGAAATTTGTCCTATGGAATTAGCAACTATATTTCTTTTTGCTTCTGCTGTTAATTTAGCAAATTTAATTTCATCCTCTGATGATTTTTTAACATTCTCTGTTGTCTTTTTTAAAGCCAGTCCATAATCATTTTCTATGTCGATTCCTGTTTTTCTTAAGGTAATAACACTCTCTCTTCCTTTTTTGCTTTGCTCAAAAATCTCTTGCTCTAATGTAGCTTCGTTGACTTTTTGTTCTGACTCTTGACCAGTAATTCTTTCTTGTAAGTCAGCTAAATCAGCTAAAACATTTGTTTTATTTACCTGAAACTGAACATTTTCTTCATCTGTACTTAACAATAATTCTGCTAATTCTAGTCTTTTGTCAACGACTTTTTTTTCTTCTGCCAATTGATTTTGTAGTATCTGACCTAATTTTTCATTTGCTTTGAATCTTTCTTCAGGGGTTTTTCGTATGTCATCTCGTATCTGTCGCTGAATCTCTGCTTCTTTTTGATATGTGAACTGCAAAAGACGTTGTTGAGCTTCTGCTAAATCTACTTCATTTCTTAAGTTTACAATTTGGTCTGCTAAGTCTTTTGCATCTTTGATTCTGTCTGTGAATCCAAATATATTGTTAAAAATCTGAAATCCTGCTTTTAAACCCTTTAGTTTGGAACTCATATTAAAAATGCTTTCAACTGTTCTTTTTAGAACAGGAACACCTTTTTCAAAATCCTTAAAAAAATCTTTTACTATTCCTTTACTTGTAAAATCAATCATATCGGATAAGATTGCCCTCGTGAAGATGTTCATAGTTTCGAAAGCTGTGTTTGTTGCATCTAAAACTCTTTGATTCTGTTGTAGTATAGAATAAAAAGTGTCAAAAGCACCATAAACACTTCTAATCACTAACGCTTTTAATGATACTGCAACAATACTAATCTGCCCTGATAATGTCGCCATTCCATTTGCAGTCAAATTCGTTGAGTCACCAAGTTTACCCATTTCTTCAGTTCCATCTTTGACTTGCTTTTTTACGCCATCTAACTCTTTTTCTATATTATCTAGCTTCTTAATGACATCTTTTGCGTCTAAGTCTAATTTTATTGTTCTTTTTTGTGACATATTATCTAAATATTTTTCTTTTTATTTGTTTAAATACCCCTCTAAAACTTGTTTCGTATTTCTGCATACCATAAGCAAAGTCTAATTCTTTACCTTTATACTCTACCAACTGTAAGTGATCAATAGATGGTATAATAACCTTTGCTGTTGATTGTATATATTTTTTTAATTCCATATTAATCTATCATAATTTTGAAGACCTATCGGACCTCCTGATTGCCATATTGCCCAAGTGTCACCAAAAGGCAGTTGTAAATTAGCTAAGTTTTGAATATTTAATTCAACAACCAATGACCACGCTTTTTTGGTGTCTGCTAAACTATCTTTTAACCCAAATTCTAAATACCCACTCGTTGAATTTGTTGTTATTTCAAGTGTTGATGTAGGTGACAGAGCAGAATCCCTCAACTGCCATTCCATCACGCCACCTGCAGTTCCTATTTGTGTTGGTTGACCTGCATTGAAAACAAATGTTGTTTGATAACTAAATGATTCTGTGACACCAACTATGTAAGTCGCATTAGTTCCACCGACTATTGTTGAAATACCTTTTATTGAAACTTGAACATTAGAATCTGGTGGCATATACATCTTCGCTTTAGTATTTGTCAGGCTATTACCTTGAGGGTAAGCATATCCTTTAGTAGTACCCTCTGTATATCCCAACAAGACCATTCTGTGCGATTCACCAATAATAGGAGGTCCTATAATTAGGTCGTTTTTATATTTTATTACCATGTCATCACCCTGTGAAGGTATTAGTGAACTCCTACTTTTTCCCGAATTAGTTCCTATTACAAAAGGGTTTTTTAATCCCCCCAATTTTCCAGATATTAAGTTCTTTAGTTGACCTTGATTAAATAGTGATTTTGTAGACAAGTGACTTTTTAATCTCATAGGTAAGCTCCCTGTATTTGCCGCACAGGGATATAAACCCTGTGATTCATAAGGGGTAATCCAAGTCATAGGCTCACCTCCAACACCATAACAACAAGCCTGTTGAGCATATGCTCCTGTTGTAGCTAGGTTAGGGGTGCATCCAGGTGTGTCAGCAGGACACCAAGTGAAAATTCCATTAGATTCTAAAGTGGAAACAACATAATCGCAACCTTGTGGTAATGCAACAGCATCATCTATTTTCTTTAGTAAAGTAACTTTAGTAGATGCATTTTGTCCAACTTGATAGTTTTCTATTTTTTGAATACGCCACCAAGCATCTTTTATAAAAATTTCATCATTAAATGCAAACTTAAAAAGATCAACTGACGTTAGATTAAAATATGCTGTCATTATTCTTGCTTCTTCGCTATAAAGGCTGTCAAAATAAGAACGCCAATAAAGCATATAAAGCGTATTTAAATTTGAAACTAATTCCAAATCATAATCATAGTTGAAAATTCTCAAGTTGGCTTGTGGTGGTGCAAAATCCCAGTATAAACACTTATTTGCAGATGTTAGAGTGTATTCATATGTTGGGGCAGCTTCATTAGTTTTAATATCCCAAGCTGTACATACAGGATATTTGGTAAAAGAACGTGCATTAACAGCTCCAGTTGATACTGTTATCTGGTGCAAATATATTGTTTGTGCCACCCCCTCACTTGTCTTAATGTCTGTCGTTGCACCACAATAATAGAACAACTTAGGCTTTGTAGCCTTTAATTCTTGTTGTATTGCCCCTTGATCATCTACTGTGTAACTAATCTCATATTGCACTCCAACATTGCTCAAATCGGTTTCTGAGTCAGAACCAATTTTAAATATCGCTTGATTTATATATGGAGCAAATAAAGAACTGTTTTTTAATTCACCTGTGGCAAATTGATTAGTTTTATTTTCTTCAAAATACTTGCCATATACATTGAGCGTGGGTGCTGTTTCTTTGATAGATTTGTTCATTAAGTCTTCATCTTCTAAATCTGTGAGATGAATTATTTTCTTTTGTAATGTAGTAGTGTCTTTTACAACAATTTCTTTTGATGTGTCTATCTTATTAGTCCAATGCCTAATTGTTCCCCCACTTATATATTGCTCATATGGCTCGATTATTATATTAGTTGCATCATCAGGATCAGTCGTTAATATTAAGTTAAATCTTTGAATAATGTCTTGTAAAAATTGCTTTTGTGTAATATCAGGATCAATGCAAGAAGGGATTAGAATTTCTTTACCAAATTGACTATCATTGAAAGGCATCCAAGTACAAGTAATTGTGCCATAATTATTTGTTGCTATTTGCCTAAATAAATCAACAAATGGTGTGCTTCCTAAACAATTTGATGCTTTCATAGCAGGTGCTTGTATTCCAATAGAAAATTGTGTTCCAAGAGCTATATTGCTAACATCAAAAGTAATAGACCAATTATTCTGTATGCTAGAGCTGCCATTGACTTCAAAAAGAATATTTTGAAGACTGTCATTCATAATTGATCCTGTATTTGCATCATAAAGATAGAACGCCACATTTATATAATCTTCATCACCACACACAGGCACAACATTTGTAACTTTATATTTTGCATTTATCGTAAAGGTAGAAATAGCAGGACTAATTTTTGTGAAAATGCTTCCATCATTCCACACGTTTGAATCATCATCTATTTCATTAGTGGCTTTAAAGGTTATCGGCGTAGGCACTTCTACACTAGCTGTGCCACAATCAGCACCTGAAAGACAGTTAGTAAAAAAAGGATAGCCAATAGTTCCTGTTCCTGCACCTGCAGTTTCCACCCAATATGGTGTTTCCGTTGCACTATTGACTCTGGCTGTTAAAAATCCTGTAGGATAAACTTGACCTGAAGCATATGGCGTGGGCAAAGTTTCAGATTCTAAAAACCCCCCTAGTGTCATAAAAATTTTGCCAAAATAATCACCATCAATAAATGTTGATTGATAACTAAAACCTGATTTTGCAAAAATTAATTTAAATAATTCTTTTATTTGAATCGCAGGTCTTAACTGTTCAATATTTACTGCTAGACTTTGAGCTAACAATGAACCCTGATAAGAACCATTTTCTGATATTAAACTAGCTATTTCAGTATCATCTAAATTTAGATACTCTTTAGTTTCTTGACTATACCAAAAGTTTGGTCGTGTTACTGTCAAAGGGTACATTATTTTTTGAACACCTGCATCTGCATCTCTTAATGATGCACCACTGCACGTATCACAATCACTTGTAAAATTTGTGCTTGAGCCATCCCAAGAATCTGTGATGTTATCTTTATTAAATAGGTGATTCAGCTCATTACTATAGCTTCCGTCATCATTTAAAAAAACATCTTTTAATCTTCTTTCTCCAATAGCACTAAATAGGTCTGCAGGGTTAGACATTAATACAACTTCGTATTGTTCAGCTTTTTGATAAACAGCTTTTAATTGTAAATAACCCTCAAATTGTGGCACAGTATCTACAAATAAAGCAGCATTAAATTTTTCCCTTGTGCTAAATACTAATTTTTCTAAATTTACATTATACCAATTTTGGAAAAACTCATTATTTTTTTTTGTAAATGGTAACCTAAAAGTTTGACTGAAACTTGCTTTTCTGGTTTCAGGGTTTTTAATATCACTAAATTGAAAGTTTAAAGATATGTTTGGTGCTTTAGTAAGTTCTAATTCATAGGTGGTATCTACTGTATCAGTGCTTGTAGCAGGTCTATATGCAACTAATCTTATATTCATTAAGAATTTGTGTTTATAGGGTTAGCATACTCAATTTGAATTGTGTATTGTATTTTAATGCCATCATTTGGATTTGTCTTTTTAACAAAAGTCGAATCTTTAATAATAACAGGCACAGTGTAATCAGTGTCTGCATTTTCTAAGATAAATACATCATCTGATATTACTAATTTCTCTATCAATTCTGCGTCTTCTTCTGTTATAAAATCTGTGTTTAAAACCTCTGACATTCTTGCCTCCACTTTTCTATTTTTAATCCCCCTATCAAAATTATTATAACTATATTCTGTTGAATTGAATTCTCCTTGTAGCGTTGAATATGATTCTCTTTTTATGTCTAAGGATTGTGTTGACTTCATTGTAAAATTAAAATAATCCCAACACCCTAAGCTATTACGAAATGCTAATCTTCTTGTCTTATATCCTTTGCAATTAACACCTTGCTTAATAAAATAATATGGCTCAGTCTTTGCATTGTTGCCAGAATCTTCACCCTGAACTCTATAATATACCCAATCTGTGTAGTTAGAAGGTCTTAAGTTTGTTTGATATGTATTGCTTTGAAGATTTTGAGGACCAACCCCTACATATAATAGTCTTTCGGCATCTGTATTAACTTCACCACCTGACGCGTTGGGGTCAGCACCTCCTTGATCATTATCATTAATTATAGGGTAAGATATGCCAATTGATCCCCCAAGTGAATTATAATATGTAATTCTTATTTGATTAATGTCACTGCTGAAATCAGTTTCACCATTTAAAAAAGCCATTGTGTGATAGTCGCCTGTGTTTGTAGAATCATCCCATTGAACATAGGTTCTTTTTACTTTAGTTCTTGATTCATCTCCAGGCAAAACTACATCAACTGTAGAATCTTGCAAATCACTTAAAAATAACCCATTAGCATCATCTGTTTGATATGTTTGAAATTGTGTTCCTTGAAAATACCCCCCTGATGTTCTTGGTGTTTCTAAAGGCAGTGATGCAGCAATATAAAACAATGTGTCATTTACAGTTGGTGAAGGTTCTTCGGCTGGTGACGCACTTGCAGATGATGAATACTGTTGATATGCTTTAACATATATTTGTATTAATTGGTTAGAGTTTGTGCTAAACAATTTGTCTGTTGCTCCACTATTTGCACCCAATGTGTGAATACTATAAGCTGTAGCATTTTGGTCAAGATATGTTGGTTCGAGTTGACTATTAATAATTTTGCCAACATCAAAGATAACGTGTACATTTGTGACAGTAGCATAGCCATTATGTCTTTGTTTTATTTTTCCAAGTATTGTCCCTGAAGCATCTGTTTCTCTAATTTCTAAAATAAATTTAAAATAAAACAATCCACTTATACTTGTCTGTTTTACTGTATAGGGCAACAAAGGTGTCCAATTTGTGATTGCAGGTATTTTTGATGCTGAGTTTACAGGTGTCTGTGGGAATGATATTGATCCTATTGCCATATTAGTTTCCTATTAATATTCTTAATTCTTTTTCTAAATCATCTGCAAATGCTTTTGTGATAGCATCTGTTTGTTTTTTTAATTCTGTTGTAAAGGGTTTGCTAAAAAATTGCGTTCTTGTTAAACCTCTTTGATATATTGCTCTTTGTATTAAAAAGGCTAAACTTTTACGCTTTATAAACTTTCCATTTTGTCTAGCTTCTTGTAGTGGTTTGCTAACTATCCATCTGTCTATTGCTCCTCTAGGTGGCATTTTAGTGGAAAACTTAAAAGGACTTCCTTGTCCTCGCATTTTACCACTTCCTTTATAACCACCTGCACCTCTTACACCTTCATCAACAAATTGCCAATAATCCTCAGCACCACCAAATTCAAATTGCAATGTTACACTTTCTTTTTTTGCAGTAACTAAATAATCAAAATCATTGTATAATGTATTTTGACTTGTGGTTTTCTTTTTCTTTTTTAATATACCTCTACCTTCCTTGACAACTTTGCCACCAAGTTTTTGCATTGCTTGTATGGTGTTTTTAAATTCCATTAACTATTAGCTGTTATTGGAACAATACAAAGATTGTTCTTGTTATCTACTTGCATACTTATAGATGCCGACCAACCAGAAAGAAGGTTGTCAAATCTAGCTGTGAATGGTTCGCAAGATATTGGCAAGTCTAAAACAACTTCACCATCCACCCAACTTGTAGAATACAAACTTCTATGAAACTCATTTATAACATCTTGTAATATTTGTAGGTTTTCACTTAATGTATCTAATCTGCCTAATCTTTGATTATTAGGAGCATCACCTACTGCATCACTAATCATGTCTAAAACATATATTGTAAAGGTATAAGTCATTACGCCTTTGTCTACTGTTGCTGTTCCAGGCTCTGCATATAGTATAACGTAATCAGTTGCACCAAGTTTATTAATATCAACTTCATCCATGAATCCACTATGAAAGCTATTGATCATAAAATGCTTTTCAGCAATTGTTTCTAAAAATCCTACTGCGTTTCTAAAAGTTATCATAATTGCTTCTTTGTTTATTATTATAATCTTGAGAATATGCTAAGTATGTTAGCACCTCCAAGATTGGTAATCTTGTTATTTTATTAATGTTTAATATATTGTTGTTAGAAAGCATATAGAGCGTGTTGTACCAACCCCACTTAGAACTCATGCTAACACTTTTCACGTCTTCTTCTCCTGTGCTTGTAAAGATTTGAGCGAAATCTTCACTAAGTCGCTTCCTAAAGTCAAAAAAAAACCTAGACAACTTAATGCTATATCCATCGGACAATCTTTAAATAATTCCTCTTTAAATTCATCAGGGTTATATTCCTCAATAGCATATCTGTCATTTCTTTTGAAAGTAATTTTCCTATAAAGTATTGACATAATAATATGCAAGTTCTCAATAGGTTCTTTGCAATAACTCTCTAAATCAATATATTCACCTGTCGTAATGTTACTTAAATTAGGACAGAATCCATATTCTTCACCATTAAATTCAAACACCTTTCTAAATTCTTCTTTGTTAGGCTCTGTGTCAATCATGCTTTTAATTATAGCCATTATCTCTAATAAATCCTTGTAAGCCATTTTCTTCACAATAAATGGACTTGTTCCACATAATAGAGCCAAACTCTTTATAATCTTATTTTTCTCAGTTCCTTTGCCTTCTTGTATTTCTACATATTTTTGATAAGTGCCTATTGTTATGTCAGACCAATTATCAGGTATTATTAATTTAACCTCTTTCATTACTAATAAATATAAAAGTTCATAATTTGTTTTTTCTAAAGTATATAGTATTTCCCACTATGGTTTATACTTAGCTTGTTTAAGCACAGATACCGCGTTGCATCGATTAAATGGTCATTGACTTTTACAGGGGTATTAAGAACATCGCCATTCTTGTCTGTTGCCCATTTATAACCTCTAAATTCTTTGATTGCATTTAAACTGTCTTTAGTTATATGCAACTTATATCTTCTCATTATATCTATACCTAAATGTATTCCTGCACCTTTCTTAGCAGGTTTTATATTAAATCCTTGTCTATATATTTCTTCAATAGATTTAGGCTCTGCTGAATCGCCTATTATTTCTGATTGTCTATCTATTCTAAATTCTTTCATCTTATTTGCTAGGTCGGTATTTGTCAATCTCTTTTCATACAACATCTCTTTGATATATAAATTATCATCTGATTGATATACTGCTACTAATGCTGTTGGTGAATTAGTAAAGCCGAAATCTAATCCATAGCCGATTAATTTTCCTTGCACTTCATCTACTAATTGAAAGCTCCTGAAGATCATAGTTTGTATTGAACCGATTTCACCAAGTCCATAAACTCGCCAATAATCAGGGTCTAAATCTTTAAGTCTTTCAATCTCTGCAATAGTATCTTTATCTAAGAATGGATTAGCTTTATATGTTGACTTAATAAATGTGCAATCATCTCTAGGTATTACTTTTTCATATATCCAACTATATGGGTCTGAAGGGTTATAATCTAAATATACTTTGTCTGTTGTTCTAAGAATTAATTGTTGGTAATCTTCATATGTAAATTCATTGGCTTCGTTTAGCCATAAATAGTTACGTTTACGCCCTCTAATCTTTTGTGGTTGATCCACGCTAATAAATTCAATTAAGTTTCCATTTAATGTGTAAGATAATTCTGATTTATTGTGATTTTCTTCTAAGTATAACCCTAGTTCTTTTAGCAATTCTAAGACATCACGATATGCAGTTCCTTTAAGTGCAGGTAATGTTTTCCTACATATTGTAAATACTTTGCCTGTTTCCCTTAATGCTTTGACTAT